GCAATCATCAGATTATTGGCCGCATTGGCCGCCATCTGCATTTTGGCCTGGGTGGTGTCATACTTTGCGGCGGCGGTCTCCGCCAGCTCTGTATTTTCGTTCCACGCTCGGTTTGCCAGGCTCACCGCGTCCACCAGCGTCTCGTTGGCCAGGGCAAGGGATTTAAGCATATTGCTCTGCCGGATGCCCGAAAGGCCCAGCTCATCCAGCACCTGGGTGGCGCTCTCTCCCTGCTCATCCAGGCCGCCCAGCCCCGTAATGAACGCCTGGATTGCGGTAATGGGGTCATTCGCCCACGCGTCGGAAAACTGCTGGGAGGACATACCGGCAATTCGGGCGAATTCCTCCAACTTGGCCCCGCCGGAGCTCACCGCCTTTTCAATGGCCGTCAGGGTCTGGGTCATGGCGGTACCGCCTGCCTCCGCCTCGATGCTCACAGAGGACATGGCGGCGGCCAGGCCCATGATCTGGCTCTCGCTCAGCCCGGCCAGTTTTCCGGCGGAGGCCAGACGGCTGGACATATTGGTGATTTCGCTTTCGGATGTGGCAAAATTATTGCCCAGGGCAACAATAGTAGAGCCCAGCCGCTCATAGTCCTCCGCCGCCGTCCCGGTAATGTTCGCAAACCGGGCCAGGGCCGTGGCCGCCTGGTCCGACGTCAGATCCGACACATTGCCCAGGTCCAGCATAACGCTGGAGAATTCGATTAAATATTCTTTGGCGATACCCAGCCGTGCGGCCGCCTCCACCACCTGGGCAATCTCGCTGGTAGTGGCCGGCATTTCGGTGGACAGCTGCTTGATCTGCTCCGCCATCCCGGAGAGTTCCTCATCGCTGAGCTTGGCCACCTTGTTTACATTGGCCATCGCGGTCTCGAACTCCATGGAGGAATCCACGCTGGCGGTGATTGCGTCCGCGATTTCTTTCAGCGCCGCCGCCACGCCGGCGGCCTGGAGGGCGGCGGCCAGAGCGTCCACAGAGCCGCCGGTCTGCGCCGCCGCCTTCCCGAAGCCGTCAATAGACTTGGCAGTTCCGTCCGCGCTGGCCTTGGCTTCCTCCAAGTATCTTCTGGTGTCGGATAAGGAGCCGCTCAGTTCCGCCTGGTCGCGCTGCGTATAGTTCAACGCTTTCCGGTAGTTGTTAATAGAATTTTCGGCCTGCTGGAACCCGCGCTGAGACGCTTCTAGTGCTTCCTTATGTTTTTTTATCTCTGCGGTAATTTTCTCCTCAGCGGCGGACGTATCATTGGTAGATTTTTTTAGTTCCTCCAGCCTTGCTTTTGCCCGCTCCAGCTTTCCGCTGCTTTGTTCCACCTCATAGCTGTATTTTTGGTACGCCTGTTCGGCCCACCGCAACATTTCGCTCTGAGCCTCAAATTTTTTCTTCAGCGCGTCCTCCTGGCTGGCCAGGGCCGCCTCTTTTGCAGTCAGCGCCGACACAGAATTAAGCTGTCCCTTAAATTGGGCGTCAACTTTGGCCAATTCGGCGCGAAACAACGAATATTCTTCATTTATTTTCTTAACTTGCGCCCTATATTCGGCCTCCCCGTCCAGCGCAAGCCGGGTTGTGATTGTCCGAACGGCCATCCTACCGCCTCCTTTGCTGTTTTTGACCTGTCTGCGCCAAAATAATTTTAAGTAAATTGCGTAGCGGTCCGCCGCACAGTAAGCATTCCCAAATGGATGGACGATCAGGTCTCCGCCGCCGGAATCAGCCTGTCAAAGGTTCTCCAGGAAGCCTTAAAGGCCCGCCTGAACGCCGAATAACACCCCGCCCCCGCCAGGGGGCGGTTTTCATTTGTCTTTCGGCTTCAGCCCCCGCCGCTTAATCTCCAGCTCCACCAAATCCCAAACCACCCCGACAGGCAGGAGCATCGCCTCCAATACGGACATACCCAGAAACTGCACCGCCGCGTTCAGGTACTGGGCCCGGGTCAGCCTCCGCCCGTTTTTTTTTCCAACTCCAAAAGGCCCTTGTCAATCTCCTTCGGGGACTCCCCCTCCTCCCGGAGAAAACCTGCGGCGATGGCCTCCATCACGGCCCCCTTGGCCCGGATGGCGTCCAGGGGGCGCAGCGTCACCTCCAGCGCCCCGGCGTCGGGTATGGGCTGGGGATCATACCCCTGATACCGGCGGTACAGCTCCCCCTGCTGGCCCAGCTCCTCAAACAGCCAACAGAGGTTCCCAAAGCCCTCCCGGCCCGGCTCCTGGATCAGGTCCGTAATATGGACGTCCGGACCAAAGTAATCGTAGATATTGAACAAGGCCGCCCCGTTGAGCAGCAGGTGATACTCCCGCCCCTCCAGGGCAAACGTTACCGTCCGCATTTAACTCTCCGATTCCGGGGGCGTCACAATCTCGCCCTTGCCGATGTCCGTGCTCTCCCCGGTAAACATACCGTCAACCCAGGCCTGGGCCTCCTCCTCCGTTGCAAAGAACTCCGATTCAATTTTCCAGTCCCCGCTCCTGGCGGCGGCCCCCGTGAACTGGAGCTTGTTGGTGGAGAGGGTGATGTTCTCCCCGTTGGTGTTGTACTCCGTGCCCTGGAGCATGGCTTTGACCTTCGGGAAAAAGATACCCTGGCACACATCCCGGCCGTCGTCCAGAAGCGCGCTTTTGTAGAAGCCCATACCGCCATAGGGGGCCTTGTCCGCGTCCCGGAAGCGCATATTTTTATGGACGCCCTCCTCAATGGTGGTGCCGGATACGGCGGACATAGCGTCCCGGGGAACCTCCGTGGTCTCCACGGCAATCACGTTTTCCTTGAATTTGTTCACGTACACCTTCAGCGCATTGTCCCCGTAGCCCTTGGCCTCGTTGAAGGACGGGTTATCTGTCAGCTTGTTCAGCGACCCCAGGGACACGGCGGGGCCGTATTTGGGCAGCTTGTGGTCCTCCTCCGCGTTCTCCGCCGCGAACGGCGCCCAACGGATGTACTTCGCTCCGTAATCCATAATTTTCCCTCCTTGCAGATTTTTACAGATTTTTTGATTTTAAAAATTCATCGTAGACCTTGGCCGATGCTTTTACTGCCTGGTCCTTTACTCGTTCGATTGCAACCCAAATAAAATTTCTTGCGTTAATCGTTCGGGTGCCATACTCGTTCAAAAAGGCTATTTCAGAATTCTTGACTCTGCTCTTGCCTCTTTTTCTGCTGCCTGAAAAATAAATGTACTTTTGCCTCTGCGCATTTTTTGTCTTCATCTTCCCGACCTTGACAGACCTGGCTAATTCTCCGGTAGAGTAACTACGCTCCTGGCCTAAAAGTGTATTGTCTGGCGTAGTGTCTCTGGAATTTCCATGCGTATCATATCCGGAATACATTCCTAGTTTCGCGGCTTCTTTCCGAATTTCTGGCGCAACAATTTCGGCCTCAGCATCAAGCATAGCTGCGACTACATCTTCCGGGATTGCCGCTACTTCCTCCAGTGACAAAATCAGGCCGTCCAAGCCATCTACACTTAATCTCGCCATCCGTTACACCTCCCCGTCCACCGCCTCAAATTCATACACGTAGTGCTGACCCTGCTCATCGTTCGCGTTCACGATCTCCGGCGCGGAAAAGCCCCGAACCGCCAGCAGCGCCCGCCGCAGGTCCTTTTTCTTGGGGTGCGGCCGCTTTTTCAGCGGCAGGAACCAGTGCACCTGCACCAGGTACCGCACCTGGTGCGGGACATTGTCCCCGAATCCGGCGGGTATCTCGTTGTAATTGAACGTGCAGTATTCCTCTGCCTCCCCGGTATAAAAATCCGGGACGCACACCGGAACCAGCGGCTCCACCGCCGCCCTGATTTTATCCTCCAGCACCGGCTCCCCCCTTCACGCTCCGCCATCTGCACCAGAGTTCCATGTACTCTCCGCTGTCCCCGTAGGTATTGAGGTAGAGAATTTCATAGTCCAGATTTTTATAGCGCACAAACATTTTCCGGTCGATTTCCTTCCTGGTGTGCCGGATCAGGAACCGGACCCGGGCCTCTCCCACGTCTGCGTTGGCCTTCGCCAGCTCCGTCCCGCTGGTCTGGGAGAATTTCGCCCAGCAGGTATGGACCAAAACAGGCGCCGCCGCCTCGGGCAGATAGCCGTCCCCGTCCAGCTCCGGCTTGCGGTAGATGGAAATCCGCTTATTCAGTTCTCCCGCGTTGACGTACATGGTCTTTTTCCTCCATAAAAAACCGCCCCCGTTTTCTCGTCTTGACAAAACGGGGGCGGCTGCGTATAATATTAACAGAAGGGCGCTGCTACTGGCGGTTGACCCAAAACCTATGTCAACTTACGTTGACCGTCCGGGGCCTAGCCGGGCGGTCAACACGCTTTTGGGGAAAGTACATACAGCAAAACTGCCAGACATACCAGGAACCGCACCAATGCGAGCATCCTGTTTTTCCACATCCGCAACCACCTCCCCCTGTTTGAGATTTGCTTAGGGGTTTGATCGGTGGGCCAACCGCCTTTATGTAACAGCGTCCTTCTGCGTCCAATCATACAGTACGCGCCGTATTTTGTCAATTCCCGCCGCCCGTGAGGGCGGCTTTTTTACTGCTTAATATTTGATCACCGGGGTCAGGGCAATGTTGACGGGGCGGATTGCTCTTGCATGAATGGCTACACTCTTCACGTCAGCTTCAGCTGGTTAATCATTCGCCGGAAAGAGGGATTCTCCACAGAGGATTTTCCAGCCCCGGCAGTTCCCCGCCGGTCCCAGGCGTCCAGCACCATGGCGTTCACGCACAGGTCATACTGGGCCCGCCGGGGAGTGCCGGCCTCCGGCTCCGGCCCCAGGTACCCCATTGCCGCCTGTACAATCCCTTCAAACAGCAGCGCTTCCTCCGGGGCCAGCTCGTCAATCCGGCAGTAGGCCATGATTGCCTCCCGGCGCTCCATCGTCAGCTCACACACGGGAGGAACTCTTAGCGGCAGTCTTAGCGGCGGCAGCGGCAGCGACCCCAACGGGAGCCTTAAAGGCCGCGTTCTTGTCAATGCCCACGGCGGTCATCCGGCACAGGCCCCGCAGCTCCCAGCTGTCCGTAGCCCAGGCGTCCCCGCCCACGTCCGTGGCCGCCACCTCAATGCCATTGCGGACGAACAGGGTGCCCAAGGCCTTGAAATTGCCCACATAGATGGGGGCCTTGTCCCCCTCATCCGGAATCAGGTCGTTGTCCGCATAGACCACCCTCCGGCCGCTGAACCGGTATACGTTGGGATCCGTGGGATTGGGCACCAGCAAAGACCGGCCGTTCTTGTCCTCCCAGCCGTCCATCTCCGCGTATCCGTTCTGGTTGGTCAGCAAAACGGCCTGTCCGCTGTGGGCCGTGTTCAACTGGGTGATCATGGCCCGGCGCAGATCCTTCGCCTCGCTTCCCGCCGTCAGGGCCGCTTCCTTGGTCAGCCCCGTCAGCAGAGCCAGCAGAAGGGTGTTCTTGGTCAGCACATACTTGGGGCCGAACCAGCCGCCCAGATACTGCATCAAGCCAAAAACATTGTCCTCCAGCAGCTCGTGGGACACCGGCAGCCGGTCGCCGTACTTCTCCACCGTGTAGGTGATTTTCTCGAATTTCGGCTGGTCGTCCTTGCCGATGGTCCCCATCTCCAGCACCTTGGG